CACATCACAAGGACAATTATGAGTGTAACACTTAAAAATTTAGAGAGTGCGCTAGCAGGTGAAAGCATGGCGCACATCAAGTACAGATACTTTGCTAAAGTATGTCGTGAAGCAGGCATGGAAGATGTTGCCCAACATTTTGAGCATACAGCAGACCAAGAAATACTACACGCTTGGGGCCATCTTAAACTAATATATGGTGATCTAGATCCAGTAACTTGCCTGGAAATGGCTATTGCTGGTGAAACCTATGAGTACACAGAAATGTATCCACAGTTTGCAGCTATTGCCAAAGCTGAACAAGATACTATTGCATTAAACGAGTTCAGAAATCAAATCTTAGAGAGCAGCCAACATGCTGAAGAATTTAAGCAAAGATTGGCTAAAGCTGAAAAAGTGTTTGCAGCACTTAAACAAGTAGAAGAAAAGCACGCAAATCAATATAAACAAGTATTAGCAAAGGTGGCATAATGAGTAATGAAATTCATGTATGTCCAGTATGCGACTATGTTTATGAGAATGATCCGGATCGTATTGTGCCTTTTGAACAACTACCAGAAGATTACCTATGCCCAGCTTGCAGCGTAGAAAAAAGTTGGTTTGAAACACAATACACTTAAGCCCCTTTAGCTCATGCATGGTTAGAGCAGCGGACTCATAATCCGTTGGTGCGGGGTTCAACTCCCTGAGGGGGCACCAAATACCAAACCCAGCTTAGGCTGGGTTTTTTGTTATAAAAATATTATATTGACGCAGTGTCCACAATTTGATATAATATTTATTCATTTGGAGGTAATAACATGGCAAAAGGTAAGACCAGCAGTAAAAGTGACCAAAATTATTGGTCGCGATATAAAAGCAACAAGACTTGGGAAGTTAATCGCAAGCGTAAACTAGCTAAACATATCAAGCGTCATCCCAACGATCAAGTAGCAATCAAGGCTACTAGCAATATTAAATATCGCCGTCAAACTCCCAAAGCACCGTTTTGGACACCAGGCATGATTAGAACCGCCAAGTTGTTCAAACAGTTTGCAGGTTATGTTAATAAGGAAATCTTTAATACCAACCATAAAATGCGCGACGAAGCACTATCAAGCTATAATCGTCGTACTGGACACACTAATAGTACTAGCCGTATAGATTACTCTATTGGCGCTAGAGCGCACAATGGATATGGTAATCGCGCATGGATTGGTTAATCACATATCTAGTATTTGCGTTAGCTACTAGCATTTGTGCATGGTTATTTTTGTACAGGCCAGTTTATCTTGATGTATGCAGATTAGGAGTTGAAAATAGTTTTACTACTAGCCCACTAATAAGTGCAGTTACTTTTATAGTTCTTACTACTATAACTGCACCTGTAGTGTTTACAGTATTATTTAGTAATGAACGTAGTGAAGATTTTAAACGTGGTATATTCAAGGAAATGGTAAAATCAAAATAAAAATTTTGCAGTTGAACTGGCAGCCAAATCACTGTATAATATATTTTCTTTGACAGATAAAGGGTTCACATGAAACTTGTAGAATTTAAATACACTAAAAGTGATGGTTCTGTGTCTGATAGAGCAGTTCTAGAACTACAAGCCCCTAATAATTACTTTGAGGGTATTGATGTTAGCCAAATGCCTGAAGAAGTGTTTGCAGAGTTTTCTCAGTTGTTTAGCGATATGCGTCGTAAGCATCATGAACAAACAATGCAGTTGTTATCAGATTGGGATTTAAAACACAACTATCGGCGATTCCTGCCAGATAAAATGGCAGATGTGTCGGTAGATTATGTCTGATAAATTCAATATATGGGATAGTATAGCACTACAAGATAGTGTAAAATTAGCATTACAGCTTCGTGCTAGAATAGAAGAAATATGTACAGCAAATCAGTGTCTACCAAAAGATTTGCCCGACAGTTTGATTCCAACAAGTCAATTATATCTACTAGCACTTAGCTATGAAGCTACTTATAATAAACTAATAGAATTAGAATTAGTAAAAACCGGCAACTTAAAATCAAATCACAACAACATTCATTAAGGAAAAATTATGGCAACTCAATCACAGTGGACAGACGAACTCAAAGCTAAAGTTATTGAAATGTATGAACAAGCAGGCCCAACCCCTGAAAGTTCAACTGAAATCATCAAAGACATTGCAGAAGAAATTGAAATGTCGCCAAACGGCGTACGCATGGTTCTTGTACAGGCCGGAGTATATGTTAAGAAAGACTCCAGTGCTGGTTCAGCTAAGACAACTAAAACTGCATCGGGCGAAGGCAGCAAGCGTGTATCAAAAGAAGATTCAATTGCTGCACTCAAAGCAGCCATTGAAGCTAAGGGCGGCCCTATTGACGACGACATTCTTGGCAAACTTACTGGCAAAGCAGCAGTTTACTTCGCCAGTGTATTAAAAGCAGCATAATTCTGGCGGCCTAGTGCCGCCTTTTACTTCTGTACTTTCCAGCCATGACAAGATTTTGCTTTGCCACTGCATAATCTGTGAAATTGATCATAAGGTAAATTTTTAGTAGAACAAAATTCGCTTAAATTATTTATACTATAGTAAACGTTGCCTAATGGATCAATTAAAGCAGGCCACGATTTATTGTGGGCTCCTTTTGAATTAGATTTACCTATAGTAGAGTATTTTAGAGACTCTAATAGTTTGTATTCCTCAGGATAGCTTTCCTTTAACCATAAATGAGAAGCCCCCCTGGCTATAGAATTAATATTACCAATAGGTACTTGTGTTTTTTCAGCAATTGTTGCTCTAGAATGTTTATTTTCAATTAATAGAAAAAATATATCTACTATTTGCTGTTTAGAATATTTTGCAGAATTTGCATTTGGGCCTCTCAAAGCACTATCGTCTCTATCTCTAATATTGAGGCCAGTTTTACAGCTATCAAATTCATCAATCCAACTCATTTCTTTATCGGTTAGATTCTCAGCAGAACATACTTCTAGAATTTCTAGAAATGGTATACCATATAGCCTATAAGCATTTTGTAATTTTGAATTATAATGCCTATTATTTTTTAAATCTCTTATGTGTCTATTATATCTGCTTTCAATATCTTGAGATTGTCCAATATATACAGACAAATAATTATTAAAATTTAATAAATAAATTCCACAGGTTATCATAAATATCTCCAAATAATATCTAATTATACACCATAAACCAAAAAATTTCAATATCAAATTTTTTAATAATGGGTAATTTTTTTTAAGACTTAATTATGGCTAGAAAACGTAAAACTGAGCTTGAAGAACAACGCATGACAGACGCTAATTTAGCAAAAGTAATACGTATGCTAGAAACTCCGCCTGAAGATACTAAAGCTTGGACTAAAAAGGAATGTTGCCAGTTTCTTGGCATGGCGTATAACACTACTAGACTTGGTACAATTATTGAGCAGTTCAAGGAACGTCAGCGCAGAACTGCAGAGCAACGAGCTAAACTGCGTGGCAAAGCTGTTACGAAAGATGAAAAGATATTTATTATACAAGAATATCTTACGGGCGCTACTATTGATGCTATTACTAAAAGTACCTATCGTGGCGTAACTATTATCAAGCAAGTATTAGATGAGTATAGTGTACCACTACGCATACCAGGTCAAAACTACTTTAATCCACAGCTTATACCAGATGGTGCTGCTCGTGACAAGTTTGAAGTAGGTGAAGTGGTATGGAGTGCTAGATATGGCTCACTGGCTAAGATATATAGTGAAAAATTCGACCCTAAACATGGGCATATTTACCACATGTGGTTAATGGACGACAAGTGGCGTCAATATTGCTGGCAACCATACTATGAATTAGCCAGCTTACAACAAATCCGTGAACTTGGAGTGCAAGTGTGAGTGAAACAGTTAAAGAATACTTTGCCATAGCTGCTATTGTATTTGTGTTTTTATTTTTTATGGTTGTAGTGCCACTAACAGTTGCAGAGGCTAATAAACAGGCCTGCATTGAAACTGGTATGCGTAGTAACTATACAGCCAGTGATATTGTAAGTATTTGTGGTAGACGCTAGTGGACAGTAACATACTCTACGAACGCCTAATCGAAGAAAACTTAGAAAAAGGTTTTCAGGTTAGACTAGTAGTAAATGACTTTAGAGAAGTTACCTACATACAACTACGCAAGTATTTTCTTAATTATAGTGGAGAGTGGCATGCTTCCAGAGAAGGCGTTAGTATACCGGCTAGTATAGAAAATATATATAATTTATTAGATGGCTTATTAGACA